TTGGTTGACCATCGTCATTAAAACCAATCTCTTGACGATATAATAAGTTGTTGGCTGTTGCTCTTGGGAAGTTTTCCACATCGGCATCAATCCATGCGTAACGCAATAGTTGTCCAAAAGTCCATGTGCTGTTTTCATAGTTGTAAATAACGTAACGGTCTATCTCGTCAGAAGAAGAGGATGGATAGAACCAACCTACTTCGGATTCGGCATTATTGGAGAAAGCAAATATTTTAAAAGCTTGACCTAAATTAATATCAGAAAATACGTAATCTAATACAGTGCATGGCACTTGACGTACAGCACCGTTGTAAACATAAAAGTCATTAAATGACATAAAGAATATGCCAACTGGTGTCGTAATAGCAGCTTTCGGAGCTATTAGACCAGTAGATTGGTTAATTAAGTTAATACCAAAGGTAAATGGTGGTCCAATAAACTGCATTGAATAAACCGATGTATCGGTAAAGATTACTATTTCTTGACGTGATTTGACTGCACCAATTATTTGTGAACCTGAAGACAATCTTAATGAACCTGCTGTATTGGTTGATAAAGGCTCAAACTCCAAAGCATTTTCTTGGTCAGAGAAAGCAACAAGCATAGGGTCAATAACACCAGTTCTAGCTCCACCCGATATTGGGTCAACTCCTAAAACAATTAAGTGTCTGTCTTTTTCTGAAGTAATGATTTGATTGGCAACCGTTGGTACTAAGTTGGCACCTGATATTTGCGATAATTCTACAGCTCTAGTATCAACACCATCGTTTTCTGTCCATTGATAAATACCACCAGCTCTGACATTAATAATTAAGTTCTCACCAAAATTATCATGCGACCAAGTTCTTAATTGGTTGGTGGTTGTTAAACTTGTTACTGAACCAAAACCACCAGCACCCCAAGTACCGATACCCCAACCAGTAGAAGGCACATAAACATCAAGACCAACATTTATTTGGTAAGTGCCGACTACACTAGCTCCACCATTTCCTGTATCAGAACCATCGGCTAATACAGTATTGCCGTCGGTATCTTTGGCTTCAACGGTATAACTGTTGGCATCAATAATGGTTGCTATTTGATATTCTTGATTAAGTACAGTATCTGTTATATTGCCACCCAAACTAGAAGCACCAGAAAAAGTAACAAAATCGTTTTGTACGGCACCATGTGCTGTGTCGGAAACGGTAAGTGTAGCATCGCCATTAACAGCAGCAAAAGTTACGTCACCTGCTGCAGTTGTACTTCTAATAGGAGTTATGTCGTTAAAGCTATTACCTTCGTTAATGTAGTATTTTAATTGACTTCCTAAACCTAAATATTTGGTACCCTCAAGAGCTGTCCATGGATGCAGGGCACGGGCATTGCCTAAATATGTGTTGTCTGATAAACGTTCCCAACCTTTGAACTTTTCCGCAAAACCTTTTCTAAAACGAACTAAGTTGACATCAAACCAACCACCCTCGTTGGTGTAGGCTGTCCCCTCCTTGTCGATTCCCGGTTTGAACAATATTTTCGTTAATGGCATTCTTAATATCTCTTATTACTTCAACTGATTGACTCAATGTTAATTGAGTATCTACTTTTTTAATATATTCTACCTTTTTTTGAAAGGTTTTCCCTAGTTTATAGTTAGGTTGGAATATAACTTTATCACGAGAGAGGTAAACAAAGGCAAAAATATCAACTTCATGGCCATCGTAAACCCGATATTTCTTAGTGCCTGACTTTTTCTTTTTAATGTCCCAACGCACCCAATCGGAGTTGTGGTGATTGAATATTGAGTCAGATGTTTTAACTTGTACTTTGACCTGTATATCCGATTGACATAAAAAATCAAATCTGGAACCAGATGCTGCCGGATATATTTGGTCAAAGTATCTGGCTAAATGCGATGCTGCTAAGTATTCTCCGGCTAAACCAATTTTAAGATTCGGACTCATCGTTCTTCATCATTTCAGATAAACGTTGTGCTCGTTCACCTACCTGACCTGCCCATTTGCTATCCAGCATTTCTTCTGCAGCTTTAGCAAAATCACCTTTTTCGATGTATTTAAGTGTCTTCTTAAAACCAAATAATCTGTTGCCCAAGTTAAAATACATATCTAGTAAAACTATTTTTCTGGTTTCAGAAAGCTTGTTGTAAAAATGTAAATTTCTTTCTAAGACGGCACGACACCTTTCTATATCGTTGTCTAATAAAAATTCTGCTTCTTCTGGAGTTATGCCGCCGCCTTCATCTATTAAACGGCCAATACCAATAGTTAGTAAACCTTCAGTATCTTTGTATGCAGTTGAACGAAAGCCTTCATGGACTTTTAATTGGTCAATAAGTTTTAATTTGGTGTCTTGCCACATTATTGAAATAAACCGCCCTGCATAGCAGGTTGGGCATATTGTTGTTTGATACTATTGCCAAAAGGATTGGCTTGTTGTTGTGCTGGTTGTTGAGGAGCTTGTTGTTGCTGAGGAGCTTGTTGGGCTTGAGGTAAATTATAAATACCACCGCCATAAATGCCGCCACCGAAAGGACTAAAGCCACCATAACCACCAAAAGGACTAAACCCACCCATCATGCCGCCATAGCCACCGCCATAGCCACCAAAGGGACTGAAGCCGCCCATCATACCACCATAACCGCCATAGCCGCCCATCATACCAAAAGGACTAAAGCCACCACCATAAGGACTAAAACCGCCATAACCCAATGAACCTAAGCCAAAAGAAAAAGGCGATTGTGTGTAAGGTTGTTGGGCGATAGGTTGTTGGCTTTGTTGTGGGATTGGGGATATTTCTTGAGGAAGTTGTGGCTTAACACGTTGATTTTCTGGTATTAGCTGTGCAACTGGGTTGCGTCTTTGCAGGTTGTAATTGCCAATTCTGTCCTGTTGAAAAGCATCTGGATTTAAAGCTTGGGCTGGTCCTCCTCCCATTCTTTCCCTTAATTCAAAAGTACCAGTTGTGTACCTTGGGGATTGTATTTGTTGTTGTGGGGTTTGACTTGCTTGAGGTGGCGGTGCTCCAGCAGGAACTTGAATTTGGTCGCCATCTGGACCATAAGCATACACCATTCCTTGCCTTGGCATGACAGCAGCCCTCATCATTCCAGAAGTGTCTTGAAAGGAGTAGCCCTCTGGTAAATTGGCTGGGTCGTATCTTTTGCCGGCACCGTAAATTTCTGGTCGCATAATTTTAAAATAAACCTCTTACTATCAATGTTACTATACTAGCAACTAATCCTATAAGTAGTCCAATGATTGTTTTTGTGCCTGAGTCTAGTTTGCTGTTGATTTCTTTAACGTCGGTTTCAATATCTTCAAATTTGTTGAAAGCAGTTTTCCAGCGTTCTGCACATTCCTTTTCATGTACTGCCAATTCCAAATGCACATCAGCTGCTGTTTTTCGACTCATTTTTAAATATCATACCTGTTGTTTTTAAGAACTCTCTATGCATAGTAGAATGATGTAAAAGCTCTTGTAATATGCTCTCATCATAAATTAAACCATGTTTTTCTACAAGGTCTATCCAATAATTTCTTGGCATACAATTGACGTGACCGGGGATTTTTTCATTTTGGTTTGCGGTCAATACCAAATACTTGTCGCAATTTTTTGTTAGGGTTTTAACATAAAAATCTTCGTGCTCTCTGGGGATGTGTTCAGCTACTTCTACTGACCAGACAACATCAAAAGGTTTGTGAAAGTACACAGGGTTTTGTGCTAGGTTAATAAGAGCTATATTTTGTTGGCCTTGCATGACAGTTTCATCAACGTCTATACCAAAAGCTCCCCAACCTAATTTGAGTGCTGCTTGCACTTGACCGCCAGTAGAACAGCCAACATCAAGCAAAGATGAACAACCAAGAGAATCTAAATACTTAAGAGCCCCTTGGTCGACATGGGTAATTTGCAGATTGCCACCTGCATAAGAAGGGCGTTCCCAGCCCATTATTTTTTAACTTTAAAATTTAATGCTATTAAGTCTACTAACTTATATAGTTTGCCTAACCATTCATCATCTTTTTTTGATGGTGTCAATGTAGCAACTATAGAAGCTGCACTTATAATAAGTGAAACCGATATAACTAAATCGCTAATCCAATCTAATAAAAACATTATTCTTCTTCCTTAATTTCTTCTACGTTTTCCTGAACTTCTTCGTTGAAGCCTTTGAGTTTCTCTACTACTTCGTTTCTGATTTGCGATACTGCTCCCAATTCAGAACCTTCCCAACAACCTCTTTTTGAAGAGATGTCGATTAATTGTAATACGCCGATATAAAATTGTTTCTCGTCCATATTCTTTCTC